CCAAATTAGGAAATATTTAATCAAAACAATATCGTATATAATGGTTATCTACACCTTCTAATAGCACCTTATGCTAGTGTGAGTCGTGACTAGAACCATCAGCTCCAACAGTAACATAATCATCAATTTTCGATGTATACTAATTAAATCTCTCTTCCAATTCAGTATGGGTCAAACCAGAACCCATATATGGACAAACTGCTTTTAGTGATTTAAGCAAAATAAAATTGACATGTCCTCCAATTGCTTTAACTATCATATCAGGATTACAAATTTAACGCGGCCTAAATGATAATTTTTAGAAATCATCTGCTACATTAGATAAATTAAACTCACCCGTCTTGCAAAAAACTTCAATAGCTTAATCATATTAACCATTATTCAATATAAAATTGAGACGTGCCTTAGAATAGGCTTTGGCTTTCTTAGGATCTGCCTTTCGAACATGATTAATATAAGCAGCCCAACTTAATTCATACGTATTTTTATAGCAATTAATCCAATCAAACATTTATTAAAGAAGAGGATGTTTCTGTGCGAAATTAAGAAAATCGTTGGTGACTTATTCATCAGGTTATAATTAAGTTGCTGCATGTCGTCCATTAACAGCAGCTACCATATTGATAGGACAATTATGGTAAGTGGCAACTTAGACATTAGACATATAAGGATGTAGTTTAAATAAACCTTCTTTAGCACGTCCTTTAAAACACATACAGCAATCTGATAAACATTCATAAATCTCATTCACAGGTTTATCATGTAAAGGTAATTTAGTTTTAGGATGATATATTTCAAGTTATGGACAGATGTTCTTATTACGAACATGTGGATCTAATTTTGACAAGTTCGTTTAGTGCAAGATTGTAGTATTGTATGTTTAATAATCTAATTCAGGTCCCTATCCCTACAATTAAACTAAAGGCCCTTAAACAGCTATTTAGTTAACATAGTCTTCTTATTAATTGAAGTATCTAAAAAATACATCTAAGACTTAATTCGTAAAATAATGAAGTTCACTACTTAACTTAATAATCACATGTGCCATTGCTCCCTCATAATTTTACTCAAATTATGACAATTAAGGTGTAAATATTAAACTTGTCAAACTAGCTATATCTTCTACAGTATATTAACTAGGTTTAACAGGAACTGGTTCTTTTCGTTACTCAATATGAATACGTATAGCATTACGAAAATCATCAAATAATTCTTTATTTTAATCATGATAAAGGGTATGCATCTTATAAGAATCAATATACATTTTTTAATCGGATATACATTTACCTATCATGATATCAATAACTTTAGG